AATCCCGTAAAGACTGGGCTAGATCATATGTCAAAGGCCTTGACCTTTTAGGGATGAAGATTGAAGAGCGTACTCAGCCATGGGCTGGTGCCGCAGGCGTGTTTCACCCAGTTCTGACTGAAGCTGTTGTCCGTTTCCAAGCTCAAGCAATGAGTGAGCTTTTTCCTGCGTCTGGTCCTGTACGCACAAAAGTTATGGGCAAAAAAGATCAAGATAAGCTTGATCAAGCGCAGCGTGTTGAGACAGAAATGAATTATCTTCTTACTGAGGAGATGAGTGAGTATCGCGATGAAACAGAGCAGATGCTGTTCCGTCTTCCGCTTGCTGGGTCAGCATTCAAAAAAGTTTATTACGATCCAATCATGGAGCGGCCATGCGCGATGTTCGTTCCTGCTGAAGACTTTGTTGTGTCTTATGGTGCTGCTGATCTTGCTACCGCCCCGCGATATACGCATGTCATGAAGAAAACGCCAAATGAAATTGCTGAGCTTCAGTTTAATAACTTCTATCTTGATGTAGAGTTGCCCGCCCCAGAACCTGACTACTCAGACATTCAGGAAAAGTATGACGAGATCGATGGAGAGACCGCTGTTCTTGAGGATGATGATCGGCACACCATCCTTGAGGTTCACGCTGATCTTCTTATGCCTGAGCCTTTTGATGATCCAGATGGTTTGGCACGTCCGTATGTTGTAACGATTGATAAGTCCAGCTTGACAGTTTTATCTATACGGAGGAACTGGTATGAAGAAGATATTAAAAAGCGTAAGAGAGCGCACTTTGTTCACTATAGATACCTACCGGGACTTGGGTTTTATGGAACGGGTCTTATTCACCTTATTGGTGGTCTTGCTAAAAGCGCCACCAGTATTCTTAGACAGCTTATTGACGCGGGTACGCTATCCAATTTACCTGCTGGCCTCAAAGCTAGGGGACTTCGTATTAAGGGCGATGATTCGCCTCTCATGCCGGGTGAGTTCAGGGACGTGGACGTGCCGGGGGGTGCAATTAGGGATTCAATTGCATTCCTTCCTTACAAGGAGCCATCATCGGTATTGTACCAGCTTCTCGGAAACATCGTGGAAGAGGGGAGACGGATTGGCTCCGTTGCTGATGTACAAGTCGGAAATCTTAACCCACAAGCGCCGGTCGGGACGACCCTAGCTCTGATGGAGCGAAGCATGAAGGTGATGTCTGGTGTTCAGGCACGTCTTCACGCAGCGCTAAAAAATGAACTACGCATTTTGGCAAAAATTGTAAAAGATTACATGCCAGCCGAATATATCTATGACATGGAAGGTGACTTTAGCCGTCAAAGTGACTTTGATGGTCGCGTTGATGTAATCCCTGTATCAGACCCGAATGCGTCTACTATGGCACAGCGTGTTGTGCAGTATCAGGCGGCTATGCAGTTAGCTCAGCAAGCTCCTAATTTATACAACATGGGAATGTTACATAGGCAGATGCTAGAGGTCTTGGGGATTAAAGACGCGGATGAGATTATCAAGCTTCCAGACGACATTAAAGCAGCGGACCCAGTTACTGAAAATATGGCTATCCTGAAACAGGAGCCTGTAAAAGCGTTTAAGTATCAGGATCATGAGGCACACATTCAGGTGCATATGGCTGCCATGCAAGATCCAAAGCTTCAAGAGATTGTGGGGCAAAGTCCCTTCGCTGCCGCAATACAGGCAGCTATGGCGGCTCACATTACTGAGCATGTCGCATTCCAGTATCGCAAGGAAATTGAAAAGAATCTTGGTGTGGCAATGCCTGATGAAGAAAAGCCTTTGCCAGAAGATGTCGAGCTTGAGATTTCCCGCCTTGCATCAGAGGCGGCACAAAAGCTTCTTCGCAAGGATCAGGCCGAAGTGGCCCAGAAGCAGGCCATGCAGCAGCAGCAAGACCCTCTTACTCAAATACAGCAGCGCGAATTAGCCTTGAAAGAGGCTGAGTTTGAGCATAAGAAGCAACTTGATGTAGCCAAATTGCAGGCAGATGTGCAGGCAAAGGAAGCAAATATGGATCTTCAGGAAGACAGACTGAAGTCTGAAGAGAGACGTGAAGGCGCTCGCCTTGGCGTTAAAGTAGCAACTGAAGCTGACCAAGCCCGCAGAGCAGATATGAAAGATGGGATTGATCTTGGTCGTGAAATGGCAAGGGAGATGAGTGATGACGGAAGTAATCAGGGATAAAATAAGGAACTATATGAATGATATCGCTGACCATATGGCCGGTGGCGGATGCCAAAACCATGAAGAGTATCTTCGGCTGGTCGGGAAAGTCGAGGCCCTTGCGCTTGTCGAGCGTGATATCCTCGATTTGGAACAAAGGCTTGAAGAAGCCTGACACTTCCATAACTCAAAATAATGAGTTATATTGTAATTGTGGAGACTTTCAGGGACAACCTGCGAGGTACTGTGAACCTAAATCACTGCAAAAGGAACAGAAATGTATTCTGCTGAAAAAACAGTTGAAGATTCAACTGCAAGGAAAATACCAGAACCATCTGGCTACAAACTCTTAATTAAGCCACTTGAGGTTAAAGAAAAAACAGATTCCGGCATTTACATAACCGATACACTGAAGAACGCGGAACAAACCGCATCAGTTATTGGATTTGTGGTGAAGGCTGGGCCAGACGCGTATAAGGACACTGAAAAGTTTCCTAATGGCCCTTACTGTAAAGAAGGTGACTTCGTAATTTTCCGCTCTTATTCCGGCACACGGTTTAAGGTGGATAAACAGGAGTTCCGTCTTATCAATGACGACACCGTTGAGGCTGTTGTCGATGACCCAAGGGGATACACAAGAGCATGAATGAAGTAGCGCAAAAAGAAGTTGCAGAGGAACAATTTGAAGAAATTGAAGACTCTGGGTTTGAGGTGGACATCATTGATGACACCCCTGAAGAAGACAAGCCACGCCGTGCAGAAGATGCTGAGGCGCAAATACCTGAAGACGATGAGATCGCGAGCTATGGCGAAAATGTGCAGAAGCGCATTAAGCAGCTTAAGTTTGAGTTTCATGAGGAGCGCCGCCGAAAAGAAGAGGCTGCAAGGCTTCAAGATGAGGCGGTTGATTATGCTCGCAAGGTTTACGAGGAGAACCAGAAGCTCCGTAAAACCCTAGAAGAGGGTGAAGGTGTTCTGGTACAGCAGGCAAAGGGACGTGTTGAAGCTGAACTTGAACGTGCTAAATCCGCTTATAAACAGGCCTATGAAGTAGGAGACCCTGATAAGCTTATTGAAGCGCAGGAACAGCTAAACAACCTGCAAAATGAAAAATTTAGAGTTGAGTCTTACAAGCCAAAGCAGCAAGAAGTTCAGGAAGAGCCTGTTCAATTGCAGAAAAAGCCAAAGGTTCCAGAGCCAGACGCGAAGACAAAGGCGTGGGCAGCACAGAACGAATGGTTTGGCAATGACTCAGAAATGACAGGATATGCCTTTGGTGTGCATGAGTCTCTGGTAAAGCAGGGCATCAATCCACAATCACAGGCAGATGAGTATTATAACCGTATTGACGATTCTATGCGTCAACGGTTTCCAGACAAGTTTGGTGAGCAGCAAGTTGAGGCTGCACCTGTTCGTCAAACTGGTTCCGTGGTTGCCCCCGCTGGGCGGAGTGCAAAAAAACCACGCAGAGTGCAATTAACCTCAACACAAGTCGCTCTCGCCAAGCGCCTTGGCCTTTCGGCAGAACAATATGCGGCGCAACTCTTGAAGGAGGCATCTAATGTCTGATAGAACCCCACGCTCAAACGAGTCTCGTGAAATTACAGCTCGTAAAAAAACATGGCAAAGACCGGGCATGCTGCCTACCCCCGTACCACGCGATGGTGTTGAATATCGCTGGATACGCACATCAACTTTGGGTAACGCAGATAACACCAATGTTTCGTCTAAATTTCGTGAGGGTTGGACGCCAGTCAAGGCAGAGGACCATCCTGAATTACAAGTGTTGCCTGATATCGACTCTCGATTTCAAGGTAATGTTGAGGTTGGAGGATTGCTACTTTGCGAGAACTCAACCGAATATGTGGAATCTCGCCGTGACGCTCACGATGAGATGAATGCACAGCAGATTGATTCAGTAGATAACAACTATCTACGTCAATCAGATCCTCGTATGCCCGTTCTAAATCCAGAACGGTCTACGAAAACATCGTTTGGTAAGTAGCGAAAGTTACATATAACTTTTGGCGCTTACCGTTTTTACAATGGCTTATTAGAAGGAGAGATGATTATGTCTTCAGTAGCCGCTCCCTTCGGTCTGCGCCCGATTGGTAGATTGGATTCTGGTTCATTGGAAGTTTTCCGCCAGTACCCAATTTTGTCAGGTTATGCTACCAATATCTGCACTGGCGATGTCGCCATGCTTGTAGATAATGGTACAACCACAACCATTCAAAAGCAGGCCGCTACAGGTGATGATTCTACCGCCATCGATATGGTCGGTATTTTCATGGGGTGTTCATTCACCGATCCTAACTCAGGTCAAAAAGTGTTTTCACAAAAATGGCCTGCTAGCACTGTTGCGTCTGACGCAATGGCGTTTGTAGTAGACGACCCTAACGCGTTGTTCACCATCCAAGCGGATGGCGCTCCAACAAATGTTGGCGATGTCTATGGCAAGAATACACTTTTCGTTCAGACAGCTCCAAATACCACACTAAACATTAGTCGTGTAGCTTTGGACATTTCTGAAATTAGCACTGATGCTCAAAACCCAATCAGAATTATTGATTACTTGGGTGGAGATCAGGGCGATGAAAAGGGTACTTCATTCCCGATTCTGGTGTGTAAGTTTAATTACCATCAGCACTCTTCAACAACTGGCTCAGCATAGGAGTGTAACTGATGGCTATTTCACGCGCACAACTGTTAAAGGAGCTTTTGCCGGGTCTAAATGCATTGTTTGGCATGGAGTACGAAAAGTACGAAAACGAACATGCAGAAATCTATGAAACTGAGAACTCAGAGCGTAGCTTTGAGGAGGAAGTAAAACTGTCAGGTTTTGGTGCTGCACCAGTAAAGCCTGAAGGTTCTGCAATTTCATATGATTCAGCTCAAGAATCCTTCACAGCCCGTTACAACCACGAAACCGTGGGAATGGGCTTCTCTGTAACCGAAGAAGCAATGGAAGATAATTTGTATGACGCGCTTTCAGCACGTTACACAAAGGCTCTTGCCCGCGCTATGGCTTACACAAAGCAAGTCAAAGCAGCTTCTTTGCTGAACAATGGTTTCACCACTTTCCAGTCTGGCGATGGTGTTACTCTGTTCAACACATCTCACCCAACCGTCCAAGGTGGTGTGAACGGTAACCGTCCTGCGGTTAACGCTGACCTGAACGAGACTTCATTGGAAGATGCGGTCATCAACATTGCTGCTTTCGTTGACGAGCGCGGCCTGTTGATTGCTGCTCGCCCACAGAAGCTCATCGTTCCACCAGCATTGATGTTCGTTGCAACACGTCTGCTTCAGACAGACTTGCGTGTCGGCACAGCCGATAACGACATCAACGCACTACGCTCAAATGGTTCAATCGCTCAGGGCTATCGTGTCAATCACTACTTGACTGACAACGATGCGTTCTTCCTGACCACCGATGTTCCAAACGGCATGAAGCACTTTGTCCGTACAGCAATGTCAACATCAATGGATGGTGACTTTGACACAGGCAACGTCCGCTACAAGGCTCGTGAGCGTTACAGCTTCGGCGTTTCTGATCCGCTTGGCGTTTATGGTTCCCCCGGAGCCTAATCGTACTGGGTAAAATATTGATTGGGCGGCTTTCGGGTCGCCCTTTCTTTTGTTATAATTCATAAGAACCTTGACAGTCGCATAGGGCGGCTGACATTAGCCTAGACAAGGAGTTCCTCATGGCTACTACCACTTTTTCTGGACCTATCAAGGCCGGAACAATCAAGAACACTACAGGCACAACAGTAGGAACTGACGTTGCAAACGTTGGTCAAGTTGTTATGGCCCAAACATTTTCAGCGGACTTGTCAGGTGGCGCTTTAGCCGCTCAGGTCACTGACGTTGTTATTCCTGCAAACTCTCAAATTATTGACTGTGTGATTGACATCATTACAGCCGCAAACGCTACAACCAACCTTAGCGTTGGAGACACAGCAGGTGGCGCAGCTACAATTCTTAACACCTTTGCATCTGGAACAGACGCTGGTCGTAAATACCCAACAACACAAGCTGGCGCTGCATTAGCTTGGCAGGATACTGGCACATCAGACATTCGTTTGACTGTGACCGCTTCTGCTGCCACAAACGCAGGCCTTGTTCGCTTTACAATCCTGTATCAGCAAAACAATAACCTTGCTTAATAGGAGGTTATTATGGCTGATGGTGATGTAAAGGCATATAACTTTAATACAGGCGATACCCCTGCTCTAGTTGGTACATCTAGGGCTAGAATCAAAAACATCTTGGTTTACGGAACAGCCGTCACTGCTTTGACCTTGAAGAATGGAACCGCTACTGGAGCCACTCTTCTTGACATTACCGTTGCTGCTGGATGGAATGAAGTGTTCCTTCCTGACGATGGTATCTTAGCAAAAGACGGTGTGTTTTTTGCCGCCCTTAGTGGCAGCGGAAGTAAGGTAACTCTTCTTTTAGGTTAAATTAGGAGATGTTTTTGTGCCTAGAAAAAAAGAAACGCCTATAAAAACGTCTGTTAAGTCTGGTAATTTCCGCGCCACTAAAAAGGGCGCGGGGATGACCGCTAAAGGGGTTAAAGCTTACAGGGCTAAAAACCCCGGAAGCAAGCTCAAGACGGCAGTGACAGGCAAGGTAAAGCCCGGTAGCGCATCAGCTAAGCGGCGCAAGTCTTTCTGTGCGCGTTCTGCTGGTCAGATGAAGAAGTTCCCTAAGGCAGCAGCCAATCCTAATAGTCGTCTAAGACAAGCCCGTAAAAGGTGGAAGTGTTAATGACTGAAGCGGTTGAAGTTACACTTGCTAGACTTGAGGAGCGCATAAAGACGCTTTCTAGTGAGGTTAGGCACGTTCATGAGGAAGTTTCCGATCTAAAAGCTCAGGCTAATAGATGGAAGGGAGCTTTCTGGGTAATTATGGCTGTAGGTGGCGCTGTGGGCGCATTGGCTCATTTATTTATTGGGTGGATGAAATGACTATATCTAGGGCTTCTATGGGAAGTCAGATGAAGGGTAATAGGATGAAAAAAACTAAAAAAATGGCCGGTGGCGGTGAGTTGCTTGGGTCGATTAGCCCGCTAGCTGGAGCTATAACAGGTAAGGGCATGATTGGTCGTGCTGTAGGCAAGGGGTTAAAAAACGTAAGCCCCTTAGCAATGATGATTGAGGCCGGAAAAAAGAAAGCAAAAGCTTCTGCTGGAACGCCTGACGCCCCACAATCCGGCTCAGGTATGGGCGCAACGCCAATGCAGGGGATGACGCCTATGAAAAAAGGTGGTGCTGTTAAGAAGAGTAGAGACGGCATTGCACAGCGTGGTAAGACCCGTGGCAAACTCTACTAGAAGAAACTACAGGGGCGAATACAAAAACTATCAGTCAACGACTGAGCAGAAAAAGCGCCGCGCAAGCAGAAACACAGCCAGAAGCAAGATGCTTGCCTCTGGTAAGGTAAAAAAGGGCGATGGTAAAGATGTCGCTCATAGAAACGGGAACCCAAAAGATAATAGAAAGTCGAATCTCAAAGTTGTCTCCGCCTCAAAGAACAGGTCTTACAAAAGAACAAAGACCGCAGGAAAAGTTAACCGCAAGGCCTAGATGCCCAAGGTGCGGTAACAGGTTAAGGACAATTTATGTTCACGGTCACGAACAATGCATAGAGTGTGACCAAGTTATAGATGACTGCTGTCAAGGAGAGGTATCATGCGAGCAGCAAAAATGATGTGTGGTCAGCGTAAGCGGCC